TCTTTATCTTGTAATTTTTCCATTGAAGAAGTATAATCAGCAGCTGCTAAAGTACCAGAGTTTGCGCCATCTGCTAAAGTAACAGATCTTACATCGTCTTGAGCGGCATCTGTATAATTGGTTCCATTAGTTTGAGCTGAAAGCGTAGTACCAGCTTTTGCTGGGAACAGGTTTGTGCCAAATCCCGCTAGATAAACATATTCAGATCCGTTGTTGATTGCATCTTGAATATTAATATTGGTTCCATCATCTCTTTTACCATCAGCGGCGATAGATGTAAATCCAAATGTTTCAAGTACTGCACCTGTAGTACCTGATAGTTTTCCATCTGCATCAATAACTACAACATGCATTTCGTCATTAGTTACGCCAAACTTTGTTGCTTCTGCAGAAGTACCAGGCGCGCCATCGAAATAACTCTTATATGCCCAGTTATCAAAAGCAGAATCGTTATTGCCACTATGAGGGCATGTTTGTACCTTAATTGAATTACCCAGTTCTCCTGGATATCTTGCGACCCATGTATTTCTATCAGAATCAAGAGCGCCTTGTTGCTGTTGAAAATCTGTTAAGTTATTAACTGTTGGATCTGTTGTATTTACTACTGCTGTCGCATTCTCGGCGGCAGTATCGGTAGCGCGCACAACTTGCGCTGTTCTTGAGTATTGTAAGAAGTGAGAAACGGTGAGATAATCTGTTGCAGCACCATCTAAAGGTTGCCCAAAAGTCGACGCTAGACTTCCTTCGTCAGATATTTGTATTGCCTCATCCACTGGCCCCCACTGAAAGTTTCCAACAAAACCACCGGTAGTTGATTGTACATTGGGGACTGTGCCCCCAGAAAAATCAATTTCTTTAACGGTGACCGCTGGAGACTCAGAAGTCGTAAAAATTGCCATGACTTTGTCCTTTTCCAGTAACGTAATTATATGTTTTCATAATACGGATGTTCATTACTAGTATTTATAATATTAAAAATTCCTATGATTTGGGTCATAAGCCCAGCCTTCTTCGGAATTTCCGATAGACCAAGCATCGTCTTTAGGTATAATTTGAATTTCTTCTAATCCATCTTCGATATATCCAAATGGAACAACATCGTCTTCTATTTCTTTCATTCTCTGTTCGAACATCATTTGTTTTAGATTAATATCAGTTAAATCTGAAAATACATTACTTGTAGCAAAATATCCAAACATAACCAAGTTCATCATTAAATCGTCATGGTTACCATCTGACGCTTCATACGATTGCCCTCGAGCTACGAACGTTGATATTTCCATGATTGTATTCTCATCGTGCACTATTAATTTTTTCTCTTCAAGAATATCTTTAATAGCAGAACAACCAATACGTTTTACCTTACGAGTCATTTCTATACCAAGCGCATTTGCTTTAACCGCAGATTCTACGTGCATATTTTCATATTCTAATTCGTGGTATAATCCATTACATACCACTCCGCCTTGATCATTTGCTTCTATTATAACATAAGCCTGATTGTATAAATTTGCATACTTATAAATAATATTCGGGAAGAGTAATGGAGAAATAGTATTATTGCGATAAACAGCAACCTGTTCAAAAGGTCTTGTGCTAATATCGATCACATTAAATGTAGAATAATCCTGTCCTCTTCCCCTCGAAACATCAACTGTCATTATGTAGTCATGTTTCTTTTCAGGTTCTTTAAATATGCAAACAGAATTTTGTTCTAATCTTTTATAAGGTTCTTTCGCCCTAAATTCTAATAGTGTATTTCCTGATATAAGTGTATCACCAGTTCCAAAGAAAGTATTACCAAACTCTTGATCAAACTGTAGTTGAGAAGTATTGGCTACTGTTTCTTCTTTCCATTTTTTATCTCTACCTGGAACATCCCACCAATCTACTCTAAACGGAATAAAGTCGTTCGTCTTTTGAACAGAACCTTCCCAAATCTTTTGAAACATATTACCAATACCATTTGCAGTAGATGTAATAATAATTTTAGATTCTGTACCAGAAGAAATAACTGGATAAGTTGAAGTATAAAACTCCGCGGCTCTCTCGACAAATGCAAACTCATCGAGATATAGTAGGTTGACAGATAGACCACGAATAGAAGATCCAGAAGTAGCAGCCGCAATAATGCGACTATTATTAGAAAACTCTATCGATCCTTTATTTAAAGCTTTGCAACCCGGTTGAAGAAAGAATGGCAGGTTTTCAAGAGTAAGAGTAACTCTTGCTAACATCTCTCTAGCGGTAGCACCTTTATTGGCAAGTACAGCGATTGTTTTTTCTGGATGAAAGACTGCGAACCATAACAGATAGACCACACTAGATATTGATTTACCTGACTGACGGCAAGCCAATACTATATTAAATCTGTTATCATTGAATTGTTTAAACATTTTTTCTTGATAAGGATATAATTCGAAAGGAACTAGTCCAACATCAAGAGAAATAATCTTACAATATTCAGATGCAAAATAGGCCGGATCTGTCATACATCTGGCATATTCTTTTACTTCTTCATTTGTCCAGTTCTGTACAACCCCGTCTCTTTTGACATTAGGATTGCCGAGATAAGTATCATTCATGATCTATGATTTTTTCATCTTTTAATAGTCTTTGTAAATCAGTAGTAGATCCTACAAAAACGTTATTTGTTGTCTGCGCTGCTAGCGCCTTTTGATTATTAGGTTTCATATCGTGTTTTTTCTTATGAAGATCTAACAAGTTGCCATTAATATCTGCAACGTTTTTCATCATGTTAGAAAAGACTTCAAATGCTCTAGGATGCTCTGTAGCTCTTGCTACTTCCATCATTTCTTCTAATGCATCAGATCCTTTAATTAATAAATCATGATAAGTCTGTCTTGCATATTCAAAGTCATTATCTGCTGTATCAGAATCCATTACGAACTATCACCTATAAATGCTATATCAGTTGTAAACCCAAAATCACTGTCGCCTAGACCAATAGCGTTTGAAGGATCAGGTGTTATTGTTATACTTTGTATTCTTTGATCTGAATCTAACAATCCAGATTCTTGGTCAAATACGTTAGTAATAGCAGAACGAATAATACCTTTTTCTGCTACTGGTCCATAGAAATTGACTTTCATTTCAAAATCTAATGTATATATAATTGTACGTCTTTGCTCTAAAGAACCTTCAAAATCATCAGAGAATGTTACACCAGTAATGGTAATTGGAACATCTTCTTTTAATTCTGGAAAATCTGCTAATGGTTTAATAGTTAAAGTATACTGCGGAGAGAAAAATGGTAAAATCTGTTCTACAATCTGCAACGCATCATCTTGCGTTTTAGCATAAGCATTTAAAGAAAAATTTATGGTATAAGGTGTATAACTATTAAATTTATTTCGTACAAGATGAGTAGTACCTTGAGTGATAAAATCGTTATTTCTTTGTAATTGTCTACCTTGATCATATGATATGCCAGTGATTTCAAATGACATTCTTGGCAATTTTAAAGCGACTTTAGTACTGCCAGGTAAATCTGGATTTTCTCTAATTCTTTCTAAAAATTTTTGTTGTGGAGCATAAGATAAAGGAACTTTAGCTTGGCTTATTGTTGCTCCAGCCGAGTTCTTTCTTAACACGTAAATATTATTAAATAGAGATCCAAAGGTTGCAACGCTTTTTCTAATTCTTTCGTGATAAAAATATGTACCAAACATTAGCTAGGATCTCCAAATGGGTTCGATTCACTGAAGTCCAAGAAATCTGTTAGTGTATCAAAATAAGTATTTTGTTCATTAGATGATAGTTGATTATCTTCTGTAACTTGAATAACTCCTGCAATTGAAAAACTAGTTAATATACCGGGATTATTATCTGTAGTACCAACAACTTGTCTTCCAGTTACAAAGTTGTGGAACTTACCGTCATCTGCACCAACGTGAATCAGACTTAAAGTATTACTGGAATCTGACCAATTTGAAACTTCCCCAGACATAATAGTTCCATCTGCTAAAGTCTGATTTACAGTTTCGCCTACACTAAATCCTCCTGAAGAACTATCTAAAGATAGTAAGTATTCATAAGCATAGGCTGCTTCAATCGCATCGATTTCTGGAATACCAGCATCTAAATCTTCACCGCCATATTCAAATAGTTCACAACGTAATTTATATGTTGGTAGATTCTTTAATTGATAAAACGGTTGTTCGTGTTCAACCATTGTAATTTCAAATAATTTTTTAGAGAATGGTATATAAAGCAAGTCGCCCTCCAATGGGCGAGTTCCTGATATATCATTATCATATTTGTATACGGTATTTTCCCATCTTTTTCTTGCTACGATGAAAGTGGCTTGATCTCTAATTTCTACACCAAATTTAGTGAAGAGATCTCCTTCTCCATCGAACCCATCAATATTTTCAATGTACATTTCAATCTTATATGAGGAGTTAAAACGAGATGGTACGTCTTCGTTTAAGATTCTATCTTCATTCATAATATCTCTTGGAAGATAATAGACATCTTGACCATAGATCTTTAAAGATTCTATGATTATCTCTTCGAACATATTTTGTTCTGACCTGCGGCCTTGGCTGAAATACCTATTAGTCGCCATTTATTACCCCACGAAGAAGTCAGCCGGCATTTCATGCTCAGACCTAATTGCTTCTCTTAATCTGTCTATGTCTAATTGCGCGTCATCATATATTTGTCTACCATTTAATGTAACTCCGCCGGGCAATTGCATACCTTCAAACTTAATTAAATTTTGGCCCCACTGTCTTTTAAATATCGCAGTAGTATATTCTTTCATCCATCTATCATTGTAGATAGAAGTATTAACATCTGGATCTAAAATCTTATATACTTCTGCAACTAAATAATCCCCTTCTTCAATATCTTTATCGGCAAAATCTCCGAAAACATATAATCTATTTTCTCTTCTTGAAAACTGAACTTGAGGAGTTCCGTTTAGTTTCATATCAATTAAAGAAAGATATTGTTGCATTTGCTCGTAATAAGCTAAATCACCCATATAAGTTTGAAGATTAGCAATATCGTTTAAATGCAATTGATATTTAATATCAAAGAAATCTTTTGTTATTGATCCACCGCGAATAGGAAATAGTTTTGAAACATAAGTAATATCACTTGCTAATGTAATATATTCATTTGTTACATCATCAGCTGTAACAAGGTGTTTCATATAAGTTTTCAAAGTTGCATCAGAATGAAATTCTTGATAGTATTGCAGAGCTTCATCTACTCTATCTTCCATTTGATCAGGATCAATGTTAATTTCAATTACTGGATCCCCAAGAGATCTTAAACAATAATCGATTAATCCCTGCCTTGTACTAGGAGTAGCCATAAAAAATACCTCTAAGTGTTCGTATTAGAGGTATTTATAATAGTTTGAATTATAGCCATTAGTAATAAAAAATAAAAACACCACCGCTTCCGCCAGCACCCGCCGAACGGGCCGCTCCGCTTTCTTGCGCCAAGCCCCCGCCACCGCCGCCTAGTGATCCTGCTATGCCGGCACTAGCTGTACCGCTTGAATGTGTTTGTGCAGCGCCTCCATATGATTCATCAACAGTCATACTATGTTGTTCATGAGCTATTCCAAATATTGGAGGAAGCGAGGCTATATTAGTATATTCACCTGTATTGGCTCCGGCTGAAGATTCATGAGTAGGAGCTCCACCAGGCATATATTGATTTATTATATCAAAACTAAAGAAACCATAACCCCAATTAGGTGTAGCACCACCATTTGCGTGTTTGCCGTCACTTCCGACTTCAATAGATTGGCTTGAACCAGTAAAAGAGCCGAAAGGAACTTGTCCAATGTTTCCTGGCGATCGCAATTCATGTGTCCGCCACAAATTTTTTACAGAAGAATGCATGCTAGAGCTGGGGTATGCGTAACCTCCTAAACCAGGACCGCACATACCCCAAGTGCCGTGATTAGTTAGAGCTGCGTTTACGGTAATAGGCACTGTTGTACCATAGTTATCAACATCTGCATTACCTTGCCTACTTCCATATCCACGGAGGCCGCCTGTCGCGTAGATACTACCCCAGGATCCGGAAATCTGTGTCTGGCCGCCGTTACGTCCTGTCATTGCTGTACCACCACCGCTAACAGCACTTGGCGTTGCGCCACCTGATCCAACAACATAAGTGCTGTTTGCAAAAGCACTGTAATCTAATTCTATTCCATATACTCCTCCGGCCCCGCCGCCAGAAGCTACGCCTTCTCTACCACCATCTGTAGATGCAGCACCTCCAGAGCCTCCGCCGCCTACAATCCAAATTTGAACTTTTGTTGCGCCACTCACCGATAGTTTAGATGCTGTACCACTTCCTGATACGTATCTTTGAAAGTTCTTTACATAAGTTGGCCCTTGTCCTCCATGCCCAGCCGGTAAAAGAAATTTTTGGGGAAAGGCATTACCAGTATAAGTTAAAGATTCAACTCCTCCTTCTGCGATTCTGCCATTTCTTTTTTTACCTTCACCATTAAATCTTACGTTATTAATTCTTAATGATGTATTACTATTGTTCGTAAAGTTATTACCTAATCCATAACCTGAATGGCGAGGAAATCTATTAGTACTAGTTCCAGCAGTAACCGCAGGGGCAGGTTGTGTATGCGCTCCAGCAAGTCTGGCATTACTAAGACCTATATAGCCGGTTGTTTCTCCAACACCGCTACCACCGCCCGAATTTTGATAGATTACCATTCCCATTTTATTTCCTTACCTTGTGATTGTAAAATCTTCAATAGGTTGAAACGCTGCTAATTCTGCAGGAGTTGTAGCATTAGCGATATCAGCGTGCGCTGGAGCATCTCTCAGAGCTTGTTTTTTGGCAACGATATCTGTAGTATCAGCGCTTGTTTCAAGAGCCATCATATACTCAGCATCTAGCTTTTCAAAAGCCTTCTTTCGATATCTTCTAATTTTATTTCTCCAAAGATCTTTAGCTGCATCCATATCTACTTCTATAGAAGATTCATCTGCATCTAATTTCCACGCTTCTCTGAATAACCTTTGAATGTTTTCGACGTTAACAGTGCCGATATCGACACTTCCGTTTAAAAGTCTAACAAAATTTGACATTTAATTTTTCCTTATTTTTTTAACCGCCAAGCGTTTCTAAACAATCTATTTTTTGGCCATTTTTCATCAGCCTTAATAATTTTAAACATCGGGCGATTATGCTTTTCAGTAAATATTTTTCTAGGTAAAACTATCAAAGCTAAATATTCCATCGCCTCTTCTTCAGTTAATGGACCAACTCTAGGTGCTGTCCATTGAAGCTTCCACTTTTCTTCATCATGTCTAAACCCTTGATGTCTACCTTCTTCTATAGCTTTTTGCTCATCATCCTGTAAATCCCATAATACTTGTACTGGGCACAATTTGCCTGCCATAGCTTCTTCTTCTAACCAAGTATCAGAAGGGGTAACTACCGCGGCTGGCGCATCCAAATTATCAGGATCTTCGTATACAATTCTATATTTAGGGTTCATAATTATTTTTCCTATTCAATTCAAAGCTCAGCTAAATTCGGCGGGCCTTCAGTCGCATGAAAGGTATGACTAGCATAGGCTCCAGCTCCATCATCACCATCCACAACCATACTAAAAAAACCATCGGTAGCACTATGGCCTAACATTAAGTTATTATCAAAGTTTTGGCTATCAGGATATCCGGCTGAAGTTGAATCAGGTGCATGCGCGCTGCCATTAATAGTTGCAGGTTGAGTAAAATATTTTCCGAATTTTACTGAATTTCTTCCGGTCGCAAGATGAACAACTGCCATAATATTTCTGTCATATCTAGCAGTAGGAATCGGCCAATGGTTTGTGCTGCCAAAATCCATGTCTGAAACAAGACCACACGCTTCATTTAAACCCCATGGAGTTGTTCCATCCGCTTTAAAAAGATTTTCTACTCTTAAAGTTGCCATTGTTTCTCCTATGTGGTAAGATTAGTTTCGCCTACAGCGCAAACAATATAGATCGTTTGGCAGTCTCCCAATTCTCCGCCATCGTTATCAACCGCATAGGTGTAAACCTGCCCGCCCGTCGAAGACATAAGTTCCGGAATTTGATCGTAATCTTGCGCTTGCGTACTATTTGTAGTGTTATTATCACCGCCGCTTACTATCACAGTGCCTTCATCATTAGAAGATACTAGGCTTAAACTATCAAAATCAGCCCTTGTTAATCCTACACCATAGTCAGTAACTGAATTAAAACCCCTTCCTAATATATTAGGACCAGTTGTTAATACATTATAAATTATACATGCTCTAGTATTAAAACCATGGCTTTTTGTGGTTGTAGTTGCTTGAGTTATTGTATCTACTGCTAAATGTGCCATTAATTACATGCCTTCATTTTCCAAAATTGAGGGTCGTCAGCGTTAGCGCCGTCATGATCAGTAGAATAACAATGAAACATATTAGTTCTAAGAAAACCACAAGAATTGAGATGATCTTTAGCATCATCTTGAGTATAGCTAGTGGTATTTCCGTTACCTGTAGAACAAATGCCGACAAGAGGCTGCGAATAAGTAGTAGTATAGTTTACTGCAACTTCTCCTACTCCAACATCAGTTACCGATGTAGTTCCTCTTCTACCATTAGTATTAAGTCCTGGACTGCCAGACAATATATTAATATGTCCGTTAACTAGATTTAATCCAATGGGACTACCATCTACGTTTGTTATCTTATCTGCTCTAATCGTACTCATTTTAAATTATCGTATATGTTGCGCCAGTGTTGATAGTTACTGTTGTGCCGCTTGCAACAGTAATAGGTCCGAAAGATCCTGCATTTTCGCCAGATACTATTGAATGAGTAGATGAAAATGTACTCTGGTTTACAAATAATGGTACCTTACCCTCATTTGCAAAATAGCCTGTTTTATTTGACGGAACAATAAAAGTTGCATTATCATCAATTACTGTTACGCCTGAAACTTTAATAGCCATTTATGATTCCTCCACTCTTATACCAGCGATAGGCTGGATTGCTTTTAACTCATCTAAAGTTGTGGCATTTGTAATACTAGCTAAACCTGGCGCATCTCTTAATGCTTGTTTTTCGGCTATAATTGCTGTAGTATCCGCATCAGTTTCTTGAGCTCTGGCAAATTGTAAATCTAAATCCTCAAGTAGTGGTTGCCTAGCTCTTCTAATATAATGTCGCCAAATGTTTTTTGCTTTTTCTAGATTAACAATAATATTGTTAGCATCATCATCTAAACTCCAAGCGTCTCTAAAAGTTCTTTCAGAAGGAGCCGGCATATCATCAGTATTATATTCCTGCAATCCTATTTTTACAAAAGTATTACTCATTTATTTATTCCTCTATGGTTCAAATATATTAGTGCAAAACATTGGAGAATCTCGAAAACCCCCGTCATAATTTTGCTGTCTAAAGGTGCTGGTGCTTCTATCTTTATCGGGCCCTGGACAATAATCTGCTGACATTCCTCTATAAGTAGCATTAGACGGAACATGATATTGCCCTCTTGATTGAATAGTATAATTTACATTTGCCATAGTCGGAGACATTGTAAACGAATAATTACCGGTACTATTATCAGTGTGACTAGACAAGCCTCTTTGTTCAAGGAATTCGGGTATACCGGTTCCTTTATACGTAAGATATGCGTTAGTCGGCCACATAGTAGTTGCACCATTTGTTTGAATACTATCGACTATTATTTTACTCATAAAATTGTCCTTATTAACTAGGCTCTGGGCCTGACCAGACAGCACCGCAAACTTGAGGACTATCTCTTACTCCGCCATCATCGTAGTTATCGATATTTACCATCCACGATTTTCTCAAAAAATCGCAACCTGCCATATATCTAGCTGCGATATTGTATGAACTCGTAATATAGTTGGCAGTAGGCGTGTAGCAATATGTAGTGTTTTTTAATGGAAACAAAAAGTTGATATCGTATCTTCCGGTAGCTTCGTAGGTTATGCTCGATAAACCCATTCTTCTATTACTACTTTCCCAATTGCCGCTTATCATATCTAAAGAATACCAGCAATCAGCAAAATAACCAGGATTTCCAGAGAGATCCTCTGTCTCGTCTACTTGCAAAACTCCCACGTCTTCTCCGCCTGTATTCTGCAAATCACAAACAGTATATGCATCTATTCTTGCTGTATCGTTATAAGTAGAATTATAACTAGTTATTTCAAAACTTGTAGTGCTTTTACCAATATCTGTTCCGCAACTATATTTGGCTCTCATCGCAGGATATGTAGAGTTAGTTGGATATAGGCCAGTACCGCAAAGCGCATAATAATCAAGTGGCATTGTATAATAATTACCTATTTCAGCTCTTCCGGTTCCGTTGTCTGTAAAGCTTCCAACGTTATTACCTGAAGCAGATGAATTATTCAAAACAGTTACTGTAGTAATTGCAAGAAAACTATGCTGACCGCCAGTCTTTGCATATCTAAGACATCTAATTGTGCTCATGTTCTTCCTCAGTCATTTCCCAGGCATCTCGAAAAGTTCGATCTGCAGATATTTCTGATTTTCTTATAATTTTAAACATTGGTCTATTATGTTTTTTAGACCAAACTTTAGTTGGTAAATCTTTAATTACTAGATATTCCATGGCCTCTTCTTCTGTAAGAGGTTCAATATTGGGAGCAGTAAATTGCAATTCCCACTTTTCTAAATCATGTTCAAAACCAGTTCCTTCATTTACTTCATTCCAAGCTTCTTCATCTAATCTTAATTGTAAAAAGACAGAAACGGGAGGAAGCTGGCCAGTCATAGCCTGTCTTATAAAGTAATCTGCGGGATACATAATTTTAGCAGGATCTTCTAAATTATCTGGATCATTAAACAATATAGCGTATTGTGCTTTAAAATCTTTAAGATCTTCCATTGTGGGCGCCATCTTCGTCTCCTGACTATTAGCTGTTATCTTTATTTATACGAGTTATATCTTCTTCTATACAATTTTTTCCGTATTGAATTTCAATAATTCTTAATTCTTTATCAGTATTATTTCGTAATTGATGCCATTCTTTAAAATCAATATATAATTGATCATGCACATTAAGTTCAAAATGGTCTAAAGCATCTAATTGTTTTCCGGCCAAAACACTTGCTTTTCCATAAGAAACCATCCAATATTCTCTTCTACTTTCATGGTATTGCAAACTTAGTTTATGGCCGGGTAATACTGTTAATTCTTTAACTTTTGTTTCAGGCCCATCTGAATGAAGTACCCTGTAATATCCCCAACTTCTTTCGGTTTTAGGTGATTTCCATTCTTGTAGAATCCAACTACTACTATTTTTCTTATCTTCTCCACCAACACCAAACGCAAATTCGACGTCTGGGTGTTTACTATATTTTATATATTCTGGGGTTGTAGTATCATTTCTATCACCGCCATTTGCGAATACAACAATATCGTCAGTAGTTTTTAATACTTCGTCAATTGCATTAATAGCAGTACCATCATCGTCATTGAATTCAACTACGTAATCAACCATAGATAAAGCTTCAACTAATATTTTTCTTTCGGAATATGGTAAAAAAGCTTTGCCCTTTTTTCTTTCTAACCATTCATCACTATTAATTCCTACGGCCAGTTTATCTCCTAATTTAGAAGCCTCATTAAGATAGGATATATGACCGGAATGTAGGGGATCGAATCCACCAGTTACTAATACTATTTTCATTCTGAAGGCCAATCTACTCTTGAAGGACCCGTATCGAAAAAGAACATATGCCATAAGCGACTATCTTCTAAATCACTTCCAAAATATTCATTAGCAGCATGAATGGCACCGCCATCAAATATAACTAAGCGATTAAATATGTTTCCAAAGGTATCTACTTTTTCATATGGGGTTCCATCACACCAAGTTTTAGCGGGAAATACTTTATAACCAGTTCCATCTTGTCCCCATGTCATTTGGTCATTATGATGAATTCTAGTTTCTTTGTGCATAAACGTAGATGTACCACACGAAGGCGGAGCACCTGGGGTAAGATAAACCATTGCAGCCCATCGTTGGTGATCGCAATGCCAAACTAATCTTTCTCCTGCGACATTATTTTGGAATCTGCCATTCATTCCATACTCTTCCCAAGCAGTAATTTTATCACCTATAATATCTTCAAAGGTTTCCTTAATTCCTGGAAAAAAGTGTGTAGTACGAGTTCTTTTTCCTACGTATCCTTCATCATTAAAAAATTCTTGTTCTAAAGCATATTTTCTTACTGAATGTGGATCTTCATAAAAATTATCTACTATAAAGGCTCTTTTATTTTTTTTATATTCAGAATTAATTTTTAAATTATGATCGTCATTTTGTTTTAATTCTACTTGTTGAGGCTCTTCACCTCTCAAATCTACAATATTACTTAAATCTAGTAATTCCATATTAAAGTCCTAATTTTCCTAATATGTATTTTTCTGCCATCTTAGTTTTACCATTAACAGATTTCATTTTTTCAATTAAGGTTCCATCTATTAAATCAGGATGTACATACCAATCTTCGTATGGTCTGTTATCATCTGGCGATATATTATCGACTAGAAGTATATATCCATAGTTTTCAAGATATAGTCTGGCTTTTTCTCTTATAAGAGTATTTTGATCTTGATAGCTATCATGTTCAAAAGTAATAACGCCGAATTTATATTCTTCAAATGGGATATTCATTAGTGCTTTTAATGATATCGCAGGAGGATCACAGTCAATTTGCAAATAATCTATTTCATTTGGCATTTCATTTGCTTGCAATAAAGCTTGATAATTAGTAGTAGTTGCATCTTTATTATAACAGGGATTTTTTCTTTCTTTAGAATGAGCTGCTACGAAGTCGTCACTAATATCAAGAGCAATTCCTTTCCAATCAAATTTAGTTTCTAGCAACGCGGTATTACTACCATAAAAAGAATTACCAGCACCTATTTCCAGATAAGTTCCTTCTCTTTTTCCGTTTAACATTGATAAAACAAACATATCTTGATATGCTTCAGAATAATTTGTTTCTATAATTTCTGATCCTGGAAATACATGTTTTAATTCTTCTCTATATTTTTTATCATAAGAAACAAAATGAGGTTGATTAGATATATTAGTATAAGACTCTGTTACGTATTTTGTCCATTCTTCATTTAAATCCCAATTATCAAGTAAATCCTTTAGCATAACTCTGGATTCATCGCATAAACCACAATGCCAAGCTGCTACAGCCTTTTGCCAATATATAGCGTGTTTACCTGGATAATCTACAACAGTAAGCAATGGATCTGTTTTTGGAATATCAAAATCACAAACTTCTAAAGCAATACTAGTAGCTGTATAAGAATCAAATGCGTGACCATCCCATTGTTTATTGTCAAACAGGAGTTTACTATATAACCAATATGCTTCTGGTCGTTTAGGCATTAACGCTACTGCATGCTGCAGCATACCTCTAACAGTAAAATTTCTAATATTTTGCACATAGTAACAGCCCGCACCTCTAAGCATACTTTCATATTGAAATTTAACATCATTAGTTCTTTCAGCCGCTCTTATATAATAAGATAATGCCGAGGCATAATGTTTTTTGTATTCATACCATTGCGCAAGATTCCAATTATTTCCAGCACTAGTTGGATCTTGGATATAGTTATCTAAAGCTTCTTGTAATTCCATATTAACTTCCAATAAATTCGCTAAGAGTTGTCATTGGCACTCTTAGTAAATATGCCGCATTATCTGTAAATCCAAAAGTAATTAAAATATCTTTACCATAATAGCACATACCGGTTGAAAACTCTACTTGACCATCCATAATAAAAAAGCTTTTAGAATATTTTATAATTTGCCAGTTTTTATTCCATACAATAAACCTATGTTTATATACTGCGTCTTTTCTATCGTGTTCGCTTTGAAATAAATCTACTTCATGAGTAAGAGCAATATATCCATTTTTAATAGGTAAAACTTGAGATCCGCCTCTTAAGTCAGATTTCATTTGTATCCGAGAAGATAAATGCGATGTTTCGCATGAACCACTTTTGTAATCTACTTTAACAACTTCAGTAGGATTTCCCCATTTAACATATTTCCAGGGTTCATCTAGTATAGGCATCCAATTCTTTTCACAATAAGAATTAGGATCATTTGGAGGTTCTATTCTATAGCGTTCAGTTTCTACTACTTTATTATCTTGTACATCAATTTTAGATAATTCCATACGGCCTTGGCCATTTGGAGTAGTATCTCTTCTGACTCCGCTTATCCATAAATCATCTTCCCAACGAATTATACGAGCGTCTTCTAACCCGACAAAATCCCAGGCTGGTTCATATGTATCGAATTTAGAAGTGTCAATTAAATTATACCGCGTAAGATTTAGATTCTCATCCCATTCAACATACCAATTATATGTTCTAAGATGCATATCATTTTCAGGATGAATATAGGTTAATGGACCGTATATGTGCTGGAATAATTTTTTTTCTGAATGATAAAAGGTATAATTAACGTGTCTAACTATTCCTCTTAATTTACCGTTATCATTAATAATAGAGGGATTCATTAGACCAGATCCGGCCGTATATTTAGAATCTATTAGTATTGGATGTATAGATCCTCCACCGTCTATAGCTATTTTTGCGAAGTTTCTAACTTCGATATCTGGCTCAAACATTAAATCACCGCTAGTTCATAATATGTCATTATAAGTTTTTAATTAGCTCAGGGCCTTCATTTGTGGAAGATCCATTTCTCCAATCTTCAAACATTTTTTTAAAATCTTCTTGAAATTTTATATCAGCCGCAGCTAACATATCAATATTCATTTTGGCTTTTTTTTGTTGAATCTGAATTTCTTTGATATTTTCAATCATATATTGCATTTTGTCAGGTAAATCACCAATTTTATAATTCTGATCACCTATCTTAATAAGTTGTTCTTTATCTAATTCCATAATAACTTTTCTCCAAATTTCATTTCATATTATACCATATCTATATTCAATTGTAAACGTTTAATCCCAAGGAAAACTGCCTTGTACTGTTTCTTGAATAGATTGCAAATTTCGTTTTAAATCAAGTTTAATTCTTTCATTAATATGCTCAGCATAAACAGAACTCATTCTTTCATCATTTTTTATCCAGCCCCAAATCGTTTCTTCTGTAAGATTTTCATAAGGAGTAACTGAAGAAGAATCAAGCCATCTACTTCCAAAGCTAGTGCAGCCTTCAAATGTTCCTGTATTTCCTGCAGAATCTGTTCCCGTTTTTCTCCACTCTACTCTTGTAATAATATTACTTAAAGATCCCTGAGTTTCGTTATAATAAATCTTATCAAGATGCCAGTTATAAGTTAAAGTCATAATTAAAAATCCTTAAATTACAGTAAATGTACCAGAAGTTGGAATAGTAATAGTGTGCCCGCTCGTGATAGTAAATGGCCCGGCTGCTATCCAGTTATAGTTATTTGGTATAACATAGGATCCTTGAGTATTATGCCAATGCCCTATTCCTGGAAGTTGTCGAGTTATTCGAGTACCGCCATAGTCTGAAAAGAAAATGGCTTGTTCATAAGTAGATTCATCTAGAAATAACATATTAACACCACCGGCGATAAACCTAATTTCATCACCGATAAAATACATATATGTGTTAGTATCACCTTTATCTCTAAGAAGATCATCGATCCTTAGTTCGTGCATATACGAAACTGAATCTCCATCAATAAAATAAGTTGTGCTATTTTCTGTATAGAATCTATTAGCATACAAGTATCCATTAACAGCGTTAGCAAAAATAGCTGATGTATCAATATACGGTGTTTGGTTTGATCCGCCTGCTCGTACCATTACCGGATAATATGTTGCATCATTTGTTGTCGGGCTTGCGTTAGCATTAATTAGAGTTGATGGTCCGGTGGGCCCTGTCGGGCCAGTAGGTCCAGTAGCACCGCCACCCCCGGTAGTTCCCTGCGGTCCGGTAGCACCAGTGGGTCCGGTAGGACCGGTAGGACCGGTGGCTCCAGTCGATCCGGTTGTACCTTGTGAACCAACTGCACCAGAACCACCAACTGCACCAGAAGCACCTACTGCGCCTGAAGGTCCAGTAGGTCCGGTAGCTCCGGTCGGTCCGGTCGGTCCAGAAGATCCAATCAATTGTAATTCAGGATCTCTAATCCACATAGCAGCAGTACTTAAGCCTGTCCAATTTAAAACAACTATTGAGGCCCATTTTGCAGTAGCTGTCGGAGTGTAAGTATAGCTATAAGTTTTCCAATAAGTGTGACCAGCCAGATTTTCACGAAACGAAGTAATCTGCCTAGTGTCTTCTTGAACTACGGCTGCACTATTGGCGGCGTCATTACTGATGTGAGTTTTACCATTAGGTAAAGTTGCTGTATCGTATTCTTGAATACGAATATACACGCCGCTGCTAGGTGCAGTGGATGTTTTAAGTGCTATTTTTAAGTTCCAGCTTTC